GTATGTCCGGGTCGCTGACATCAATGGTCGCGCCCTCTTCGCGATGGCGGATCGATGCTACGCCGTCATGGGGGCGAGCGTCTACAAGGTGCTTGAGACCAACAGCGCGTCGATTGTCACGGACGGAACGGTTACCAATGACCCCAATCCCGCTTCGATAGCGAGCAATGGGGATGCCGGCGGCCAGCTCTTGATTGGCTCAGGGACCAACGCCTACCTGCTCACGATTGCGACCAATACCCTCAGCGCATCGATCAGCGCGCTGGCCGGCAAATGCACGATGGTCGGGATGATTGATGGCTACTTCCTGTCCTTCGACAGCGCCGAATCCAAATTTTACATCTCTGCTTTGAACAACGGCGCAAGCTGGGACGCGACACAATATGCCCAGCGCAGCATTGCCCCAGACCCCTGGAAGGCGATGGTCGTGGACGGCAACCGTCAGATTTGGCTCATTGGCGAACAGACGGGCGAGGTCTGGTATGACGCCGGCACGAGCCCGTTTCCCTTTGCGCCCGTGCCGGGGTCAGTCTTTGGCTATGGCACCCCTGCGCCGTATTCGGTCAAGCTCGCTGGCGACAAGATGGTCTGGCTCTCCCAGACGGCAGAGGGAGCCGGGATTGTCGTCGCCGCGACCGGCCTGGTTCCGCAACGTGTCAGTTCGTACGCGGTCGAGGCCGCCATTGCCGGCTACGCCAGGACCAGCACGATTACCGACGCGGAAGCGGTCGTCTACAGCGACCAGGGGCATACCTTTTACTGCCTGACGTTTCCTACGGCCGAAGCGACCTGGGTCTTCGATCTCGCAACGGGCCTCTGGCACGAGCGGGGGGTCTGGGATGTGAGCAGTGGCAGCTATTCGTTTTGGGGACCGCGCAGCCACTGCTATGCGTTTGGACAGCACCTCGTCGCTGACCGGACCTCGGGACTCATCTGCTCGATGGACACCGCATTCACCACCGAGTGCAACGGTGACCTGATTCGTCGGCTACGCGTGCCGCCACCGCTCTGGCTGCAAGCGGGCTCCGCACGTCGCCTCTTTGTGTCCCGCCTTGAGCTCTTGCTGGAACCGGGACTCGGCACCGCCTCTGGGCAGGGCGTCGATCCCCAGGTCATGATGCGGACGAGTACGGATCTCAAGACGTGGAGCAATACGCAGCTCGCCGCGGCCGGCGCGCAGGGCACGTTCGGCACGCGGGTGTATTGGACGCGACTCGCGAGTTCCAACCGTGCCTGGGTGCCCGAAGTGACCGTGACTGATCCGATTCCCTGGCGGATCGTGGGGGCTGATGTGGAAGGGCGGAACATCCAAGGGCGGGACGCATGACCGATGCTCAGCATAGCACCGACACCGGAAGTGGTGGTCGAACCGGCCGTCGTGGAGGGCCGGATCTCCGGGCGCGTGACGCAAGTTATGCGGTACTGGCTCCTGTCGATGGTGGACCGACTGAATGGGACGCCGCAGACGCTGGACACCGTGCAGGCGTCCACGCAGGCGGCGTCGATCAGCGCGACGAATTTCGCGATTCTGTCGGTGTTACCGGGCGTGTATCGGCTCTCGATGGGAGCCAGGATTTCTCGGGCGGCGACCACCAGTTCGTCGCTGACCGTGACGTTCGGGTGGACTGCGGGGGGCGTCAGTTGCACGACGAGCAGCACGGCGATGACGGGGAACACGACCGCGACCGTGGGAAGCCTGACGATCCTGGTGCGCGTGGACGAGGCGACCGCGATTACCTATGCGACGACGTATGCCAGTGCGGGAGGCACGACAATGCAATACAGCCTGGACGTGTCGTGCGAGCAACTCGTGTAATCCGGCCGAAAGCCCTCATGGTGCCCGAGTTTCGCGCTGGGTCGATCATGCGCCGGACATTCGGGTCGGAGGCTTTGAACCGCATTGGAAACGATCCAGATGTTCGTCCCTGGCTCGGAGGAGATGGGCCGTTGGACTTCTCATCGGCGGTCGAGAATATAGACAACATCGCGCTGGTGTCTGATTCTGGAGGGTTTGTCGGATTCGACCAAGGCGCTGGTCGGTACGAGGTGCATTCCTTGTTCTCTCCATCGCGCAAACCGCGTCGATTAGCTATTCTCGCAATGCGAGATGCGTTGGCCTATATGTTCACGTCTACGCCCTGCGTGGAGCTGGTCACGAAAGTGCCGATAGACAACCGAGCAGCCAAAGGGCTTGCACGGATCGCTGGGTTCGAGAAGCGATTCGACGGCACCCGTAACTGGAGCGGCGATGTCGAGAAACAGATAGGGTTCTACGGACTCAATCTGGAAGCGTGGGCCTTGAAGTCAATGGACGCGCTCCGGTTGGGTCGATGGTTTCATGCGACCCTGGAGACACTGAAAACGGCAACGCAGTCTCTGGCACATCCAGAAGATGTGGTCCACGACCGCATAGTTGGCGCGACTATCGCGATGCTCCGATCTGGTCTGCTGTGGAAAGCCGTCTCCTTCTACAACCAATGGGCGTCGTGGGCTGGGTACGAAGCCATCGACGTATTGAGCGAAAAACCCCTGGTCGTGGAATTTGATCACATGAGGATAGAGATCATCTCCAATAGAATCGAGGTATTGTCATGCCAATAGGATGGGGAATAGGTGCAGGCGTGGGGACGGCCGTTGCCGGACTCGGATCTGCCAAGATGCAGAGCGGTGCGGCTGGTCGAGCCGCACGGCTCCAGACTGACGCGGCCAATCGGGCCGCTGAATTACAGCGTCAGTCGGCGGCTGATCAACTCGCCTACATCAAGCGCCAATCTGAATTGGACCGGATGTCCAAGCGGTGGGCAGATCGACAGAATTACGGGCTGGCGAGAGCCGAGGGCATGAATGCGTTTAATCGATTCGGAGATGTCGCGTTCAACACGCGGGCGTCTGAATTGTCGCGTGGCCGCAGCGAGGACAAGCGGTATGGGGCCACGCAGCAACAGCTCAACACGATGCGTGCGCTGATGGGCATGGGCGACAAACCGCTGGTGTCATATGTCGAGCCGGACGCGTTACGCTTGACCGCGCCGACGCTGCCTGACTACGTGGAAGACCCCACGCCGGTTACCGCCGATGACGTGGTCGTGGTCCCGACAACCACCGCCCGTCGCCGGGTATAACCAGGGAAAGATTGTGCCGACGTTGAATGGACGCTCGCTTCCTTATTACGGATCTCGCCAGTCCCGAGAAGAGGACTACGCATTCGATCCAGACAGTCCCGAATCGACAGAGCGCGGATCGCAAGACGAGGAAGAGCGTGGACCGATAGATGCGGAAGCGGCAGCGTTTGAACAGGCCAAGGAGGCGCTACAAGCGGCCTACCGAGAACATCTCGGTCGAGAGATTACCAACGATGAGATTGAGGGGTGGTGGACGGGACAGTACGGGTGGGGACCACCTGGGATCGATGGTCTTGATGACTGGATTCGCGGCATCAAGCACGAGGGCGCTCGACTCAAAGCCACGTTGGGCAATATCCCTGGAACATCCTCGCCGCCTCCTGAACGCGCACCAGGACCTGACTATCCTGCGCCCCCTGATGGCCCCCCTGAGCCGGGTCCGCCACTGCCGCTCCCCGACCCAGGACCATATCCACCGCTGCCAGATCCAGGACCATATCCACCGCTGCCAGCGCCACCTCGGCTGCCAAGTCCACCTCCAGCGCCGGGACCGCCGCGACCGGTGCCCCCAGACGAGCAGATTCTGGAGCGTTCCTTTGAATCGTCTGACTTCCGCGACCCAGTCTTCGAGGGCGGGGAAGGGTCCGAGACGGAGGGAGCGGAACGTCAGGAACGGGTGGCTGCACGGACACCTGCTGGAAAGAAGCCTCCCATCACGCCGACCGGACGGAGAAATACTATGGCTAGTCGCAACGTGGACACTCTTCCTACTGATTTCACCGGAGACCCTGACGTTATAGACGACGACGACCTCACCGAGCCGGACGACGTTGCCGCAGACTTTGATCGCGAGCGGGCGAGAGAGACATTGCAGGCGGCGTACCGCGAATATCTCGGTCGAGAGATGACCGAGGCGGACTTTGAGGGCTGGTGGTCAGGAGCGTACGGCTGGGGACGAGCCGGGATCGAAGGCCTTGACGGCTGGCTGCGTGGCATCAGGCACGAGGGAGACCGGCTAAAATCGGTCGCCGCAGGGACAGGAGGGGACGATACAGGAGGGGACGATACAGGAGGGGACGATACAGGAGGGGACGATACAGGAGGGGACGCTACCGGCGTACCGGAAAGAACAGGCCCAGCCCCGCCTGGATGGGACCCGGCGAAGTGGGCGGACCCAGACCACCACACCGTCAAGTACGACGCGGCAGCGTTCCTCTACGGGCTCACCAAGCCGTCAGAGATTGCCGCGATGGTGGAAAGTGCCGCGTTCCAAGCGCGTTTTCCCGGCGCGACGTTCAATGGCAAAGACAAGATCGATTTCGGCAGCGTGACCGAAGATGGTGTCCCGGTCGGCGTGATTGACGTGCTCATGCGGTCTGACCGCGCAGGGGACACATCCGCTGGATTATGGTGGGGTGATACGGGCAACGACCCGGTGGCAGACCCCGCCGGAACAGGACCGACCGGAGCAGGACCGACCGGAGCAGGACCGGCCGGAGCAGGACCGACCGGAGCAGGACCGACCGGAGTATGGACGCCCGATGCCTGGGCCGCCGCACTCGTTAATGCCCAAGGTGGGAGCCCGTTACTCAATCCGGCCGCGACACCGGGACCACCCAGTATGGGCTATGGCAACGACATGCGGGTGAACATGGGACCGGGCGGCGTCAGCGGCACGATGGGGCAGATGATTACCCCCTACAATCCGCTCGCGACCTATAGCCCCATGCCGTATGTCCCGCCGGCCCCGTTCCGACCCCCAGCCTATGAGGGCGCAACCCCGTTCGGGCAAGATCCCTACGCGGCTGCGGCCCCGTTTACGGGTCCAACGGCTGCGGACATGGCCGCGGACCCTGGATACCAGTTCCGGTTGCGTCAGGGACAGGAGGCGCTGGAGCGCAGTGGCGCGGCACGCGGGGTGACGAATACCGGGGGCACGCTGCGGGACATTCTCGACTACGGGCAGCAAGCGGCGTCCCAGGAATACGGCAACGTGTTCAGGCGGCAACGCGACATGTATGACCTGAACGAGCGCAACCGGTTTAATGCCTATCAGGCTAACTACGGCAATGCCCTGGACGCCTACGCCATGAACGAGGCGAATCGCGCAGGCGCATTTGATAGAAATGTTGGGACCGCCCGAGACGCCTACGCGATGAACCAGGCGAATCGCTTTCAGGGATATCAGACGAACGAGTTGGCGCGATGGCAGGAGAATCAAGAAGCCGAGGCGCGTCGGTCTGGTGCGTATGCCGCGAACCTGGGGGCCTACGAGCGACAGCAACAGTACGGGCTGCGAGCGCAGGGGCAAGCGTATGATCAGGCTTATCGCAACTGGGTTCAGCAATACAACCAGGGCCGGCTGAACGCCCAGGACACCTATAACCGCATGTATGGATTGAGTACCACATAATGCCGTTCCAATATACGCCGTACCAGAACCGCTATGTCGGGTCCATTGCCGACCTGATGGGTCGTGGCCGTGACGCCGAGGCCCAAGCCCTGATCACGGCTGCGAACGCGCAGGCCCAAGCGGCTCAGGCCAGCGGGCAGGCGTGGGGCGGGGCGATCCAGGGGATTGGGAATACCATCGCGGCGATACCGGGGCAGATGCAGGCGCAGCAGGATAGGAAGTTGGCGCTGGAGGACCGTGCGCTTGAACGAGCAGAGAGACAGGGAAATATAGACTACACAGCGGCGAGGACTGGGGCTCTCGAAGCACAAGACGTTCGCAGCGTGAGCGAGGCTGCGCGTGCGGCCGAGCGGGACATACGCCTCAAGTCGGTGCTGGGGAACCCCGATGGATACACATGGGAAGATATCGTTGGCGTGGTTGGCCCAGAGAAAGGTATCGAGATTGCGACGGGCTTAGCCTCGCTCCAGGTCGATCCCCCTGAGCCGTTAAGCCTTGAGGATCGGTCTACGCATCTCAGGAACATCATGCGGGGGTTCAACGCGCTCTCGCCTGAGATGCAGATTGAACAATGGCCAGCGGCACGGGCAAGAGCCCTCGCCAACACTGCGCTGGGCCTCAACCCAGCGGATATCCCGGTTGAGTTTGATCCAGCATGGTTTACTCAGATGCTTAATTTCGGCGTGGAGCCAACAGCGCCGGCACCGCCGGGTCCACCAGTGGAACTGTCCCTCGACGGACAGCCGACGGTCTTTGAGCGTGATCCTGAGACCAACAAGCTGGTGCCCATCGGGGGCGGCGTGGGGCCGCGTATTGATGCGCCTCGTGTAGAGGCGTTCGATGTTCTGGAAAACAACGCAGGGGAGCAGCGATATGTCAGAAAGGGGTCTCCAGAAGCCCGGAATCTATTGGAGAACGGCTGGCGTGTTCGAGAACCCGCGGTAGCCAGCGAAACGAGGCCGCCAAGTCAAGCGGAATACTTAGCCAGCACGTATGCTGGACGTATGGTGCAATCCGAAGAAGTGTTTGAACGGATCAGTGACGATATCGTCGGCATGAACGTCTTGTCATTCTCGTCACAGCAATGGGCAGATAGTCCAACATTGCAGTCAGACACCATGCAAGCCTACATGCAAGCAGCGAGGAATTTCATCAACGCCCTGTTGCGTCGTGAGTCTGGCGCGGTGATTGCCGACTCAGAGTTTGATTCCGCAGAGAAGCAGTATCTCCCGCTGCCTAATGACAGCGCGGACACAATGCGGCAGAAAGCCGCCAACCGTCAGTATGTAACCGACACAATGGTCCGTTCAGCAGGAGCTGCCTATGAAGCGCCTGGGAGTCTGGGCACGTTTGCCGGCGACAACTTTATTACCCAGGAGCACTACGATGCAGACACCGGGGAGAACCGCCTAATGTACTGGCACGATGGGAAAGATGGTGGAGAATCGGGTTGGTATTATCACCCTCCCGGTATGCCGTTCCCGCAGGAGCAGAACTAGAGGCACGGAAGGACATCATGGCCCAAAGGCAGCCCGTCTCACGAGACCGAAATTTCGTGGGCACACCACGCGAGGGACTCCCTCATCCTGTTCCGCCTACGCCGGACCCACCCGCGACTCCTTCACGGCCATTCCAACCCATCGTGGACACGCCCCGGCGGCAGACGGAGATTGGGCCGGGACCGGGCGACCCCAACTATCAGTTCCCTGCTGAGATAAAACAAGGCGTGCGCCGTTTTGCGACTGAAGCCGTGCGGGGAGCTGGTCTGCACCCCTCTGACCTACGCGAAACCTTTGATCAGGCGATCAGCAACCCAGCAGGCCTCGCGTTCGACATTGTTTCCAGCATGACCGAAGGGGCGAAGGATCAGCTCAGAAAGGGGTGGGAGGCGCTCAAGACAAACCGACCAGCCGATGCGCTCGGCCACCTCACGTATGCCGCGATACCCCTAATCGGACCCGCACTCGACCAAGCCACTAAAGATTTTCAGCGTGGGGACACGGCCGGGAGTCTCGGTCGCATCACGGGCATCTTTGCCACCCTCGGGATTGGGAATGTGCGGTCTGGGCGGCAATTTGGCGTTGATATCCCGCCCCCCTTACGCAACCCCAACCCGGTGCAGCGCGAGGCCGTAGCGTATGGCAGACGCGAGGGCATCCCGGTGGACCTGGCGACGGCGTCTGGGAATAGGGCGGTGCGTAGTCTTCAGGAAGGGCTGGAGTCCACGGTCGGTGGGCAGGCTGTTGATGTAATACGGAGACCTGGACGAGAGGCCGCTCTACGACGCACGGCGCAAGGGCTCGCTGATGATGTCTCCCCGGTGCCTATTTCGCCAGAGGCGTGGGGCACCGCCGTGAGAGATCGCGTGACGCAAGCACGCGACCGTTACACCGCCATCGCGGACGAGGCGTATCCCACATTCCGTGCCGCCACCGCGGGCTCCGGCCAACTGGTGGATATCACCGCGGTCCTCGCAGACCCGAAGCTGCAAAAGCTCTGGGATCGACTGACGCTGAAGCGCGACGCCGCGGGGGGGTTAGTGGGCCGCGAACTACGGGCTTATCTCAAGATGGGCGAGCTGCGCGCCCTCAAGGCCCAACCGGGACTGGCTGACATCGGCGTCATTGACGACATCCTCGGAGACATGAAGGCGTATGCCAGGACAGAGCGCGGGCCAATCAAATTGATCGTGGGTGCCCTTGAGGAGCAGGTCCAAGCGGCTACAAAACTAGCGGGGCCAGAGGCGGTGGAGGCGCTCACTCGCGGCCGTCAGGCGATCAGGGACCGCGTGCGCGTTGATGCCGTCCTCGACGCGTTGCCAAACGAGCCCGTGAAGATATTTAACCGCTTTGTCACCTCGGGGGGCACAAACATTGAGGGGTTACGTGAGTTAGTAAAGGTTGCTCCAGACCTCGCCCCGGAGCTGGGACGTGCATGGCTTGAGCGGCACCTGGACCCAGTGCTGTCGGGTGGCGGATTCGAGGGGGCGCAGCGGTTCGGCACCGCGTACAACAAGCTCGACACCAATACGAAGGAGATCATCTTTGGGGGGGCCGAGAACGTGCAGGCGATGGACAACTTTACCCAACTCACCGGGCAGATGGGGAAATTGGCTAACCCGTCTGGGACCGCTGGACAGATGCTCGGGGTGTCATCGGTGGGTGTGCCGATAGGACAATTATACGGGGGGCGGCCTTTGTCTGCTCTTTTTACGCTCCTTACCCCAGCGGCCCTCAGTGCTGTCTTCAAAAGCCCGACCGCGGTCAAGGCGCTGACACAGGGATTATCCATGGCGGCTGGCCCAGGTCGGGGCACGTCGGCGGCGAGCATGGCCGCGCAGGCGGCGGCGCTCAATCTCGTGCGGGAAGCGGTGCGCGAGTCAGGGCAACCCGTGCCGCCCGATGTCGCCTACACCCCCGACACGACGCCGGGGGCGTCACTGGCGTTCACTCCGGCGTCCGGGCTCACGCGACGCTACTAGCAGACCGGTAGGAGACCAGCATGGCAGGCACACTGACGCCGACCCCGTATCAGACCGTCTTGGACGATGATGGGGTTGCGGTATCCGGCGCGAAGATTTATACCTACGAGGCCGGGACCACGACCAACGCCACGACGTATACGACCTCGGCGCTGAGCGTCGCCAACGCCAACCCCATTGTCGCGGACAGTGCCGGTCGGTATGTCGCCTACCTGGCCGCCGGGGCGAACCTGCGGTTCATCATCAAGACCTCCGCCGATGTCACCATTGACGACCAGGACAACATCCAGTCGGTGCCGGGTGCCTCGGTCAACCTCGACATCGAAGGCACCGTGGGCGAAGCGGTGACGGCCGGCCAGGTGCTCTATCTGTCGAGCGGGGCGGAAGCGTCGCCCCTCACGGCGGGTCTGTGGTATCTCACGGACTCAGATGCGGCCCCGACCAGTACGACCGCGCAGACTATCGGCGTGGCGGTGAGCGCCATTGCGATCAATACGTCGGGGACGATCCGTCTCGCTGGACTGGTCACCACGGCCGGCGCTGTTGTCGTGGGCACCACGTA